GGATCTTGCCAATTCCGACTTTCGAAGTTTTCCGAGATATTCTTTTCAAACTCTTCCTGAGTTTCAGACTTTTCGGAATCTTGTGGAGCGTCACTAGTGACTCCCGCTTGGGTATCATCCTTATCCGATACATCATCCTTATCCGATGCATCATCAGACATCTCGCGAAATAGATCTTCCAACTTGAGCGCCTCGTCAAGAGCAGCCTGAGCCTCGTCACCAAGATCTTCAGAAACATCCAAAGGAGATTCACCAGATTCTGGATTTGAATCTTCTTCGCCTTCTTCGCCTTCTTCATTCGAAGATTGTTCCTCTCGGCCTTCAGGCTCCGGGGGCTCCTCATCTTCTTTAGGGCGATTCTGAAACTCTTCGAAGAGATCGATCACTTCTTGAGTTGTCTCCGCTGCATAACAACGATTGTAAAAATCAAGTTCTTCATCATTCAAAGGAACTTGAACGATTGTCCCAATCTTAGCGTGAAGATTCAAACGATCAAGAAACTTCATCTTCGAAATGTCTCGACTCTTCAACCCGAATAGATCGGCCTTGACAAGAGTCCGATACGCAGCGAGAAAGATCTTTGGAAGGCCAGGATACTTATCCTGTACCAATCTCTCAATTCGAATGTCATCGATGACGTTGAGAACGTCAGGAATACCCCTAATTTTGTTATCGTTCAGATACTTTTCAACCAAAGGATAATCATCGAAGATTGCGTGACCAACCTCATGGGCGATCAACATATCATAAACAACCTTTCCGTGATCTTTCCAGATAGGTAACTTCATCACTCGATTTCTCAAGTCGAAACAAGCAGTACGAACGTCAGAGTGTGTCACAGTGATGTTCTCACGAGACAACAAACGGGCGACGTTTGATTGGAGTTGGTAATCTAACAGCTTCATTATGGTTATAACTATAAACTAATAATTGGAAAGGTCAATACTAAACATGGTAAAAAAGTTGTAAAAATAGATTTCACAACAACTATGTTTTGAGGGCCTTTGACAACTATGTTCTGTAGGTATTCCTCAATCATATACGTCTATTATAGAGACGCATTTTTAGATTGCAAGACAAAACACCGTAAAAAAAGTGTAAAATTACTCTTTGATCTTTGAGAAATTATTGGTCTTTATGAACTCCATTCGTGCCGGAAACTTACCATCCAACAGATCTTGTTTGTGACTGATAATGAAAACATTGGAATCCTCACGCAAAGTGTAAAGAATTTTGATAAGATTATCCACACCATCCGCATCCAGACTTGAATCAAAGGTTTCATCCAGAATAAGAAGATTGGTGTTGGCGGAGTTCTTCATTCGAGCAACCTGTCTCCAAGTAAAGAGAAGTGCCAAATCAATCCTTTGTTTCTCACCTTCAGAGAAAGATGGGTAGGTGAAGTCGTCGCGATGTCTTGACTTGATCGTCTCGTTGAAGCTCTCGTCAATGTTGAAGAGAACGAAGAAGTCCAGAATGTTGAGATACTTGTTGATCAAATTATTCATCACCGGAAGATACTCGCGAATGATCTTTGTCTTGATTCCAGAATCTTTGAGTAGTTCTCCTACTGCATCGTAGTACGATCTCTTTTCAAGTTGATTTGACTTGTGATCAACCATCGAATCACGATCACCTTTCTTTTCCTCCAGTTCTGTCTTCTCTTCTTCGATGTGAGATGTATCGGTCTTCTCGGCGGATGTCTTGTCGATATCCTTTTCGATGTTACGAATCATACTGTCATTGACCATGACTTGACTCATAATATCGCTCATCTCCTTGAGACCCTGAACCATTTTGTCGATTGATTGACCGCATTTTGAAATGGAATCCTCGATCTGTTCAAGACCAGAATTCAACTCCTTGGCCTTTGACTTTGCCTCATCAGTTCTTTCCTTCTTGATATCATCTCCGATGTCTTGATGGCAAGTAGGACAAGTGTCATTGTTTTCGTAAAACTTTACATCCTTTACCAGTGAGTTGATGTTGTTTCGTATTTGTCCTCGATAACCTTCTAACTCTTTTCTCTTGTCAGAATCTTTTTTGTGTTGAGTCTCGAAGTCCGGATTCTTTGAATCGTATTCTTCGCGAAGGTCTGTATTGCGATCTCGAAGAAGTTCGATCTCTTCTTTGAGATCATCGATCTTTTTCTGATTCTTTGTGGCTTGTTGTAGATCAATCTCCTGAAGTTTCTTAATGTGTTTTTCTTTGAGTTGAATCTGTGACTTCAGAAGATCTAATTGATGATCGGTTTGAGAGATCTCATTTCTGAGTGAAGTGTATCTCTCCTTGACCAACAGATTCATTCTTGTGAAGATGTTGATGTCCAGAAGATCCTCGATGACTCCTCGGCGAAGATTCGCGGGAAGTTGCATAAACGGAATGAAGTTACCCGAACCCAGAACCACAACCTGATGAAAGGATTTGTGATTGAGATGTAGAATGTTTTGCTCCAGAACCTTTTGATAATCTCGAGAATGAGATTCCTGATTGATCATCTTACCGTTACGATAGATCTCAAACACCACTGGTTTGATTCCTCGAACGATTTTGTATTTGGTCTTACCAATAGAGAACTCACACGTAGTCAAAAGTTTTTTCTGATTTACAGAGTTGACCAGTTGTGGTTTGTTGATGTTACGATGAGCCTTTCCAAAGAGAACAAAGGAAAGAGCATCTAACATCGTTGACTTACCTGCACCGTTTGCACCAACCACTAAGGTGGCAGAACTGCGATTGAGATCTATGGTCGTCGGAGTATTTCCGGTAGAGAGAAAATTTTGGTAGGAAAGAGACTTAAAAAGAATCATAATTTATACTACTATACACTATTTTGAGACAATTGCAAGTCTTTTTTTAGACATATTCAATTTTAAGGCCGGGATACTTTTTACTTTTTTTATATTTTCCCTGTGCTAAATCAGTCAATGTTGAATATGGAATATGTGGATAATCTTTTAGGACATACTTTAAACAATTATAGTTCTTTTCAATTTGGTGATACGTTACCTTCACCTCTTTTGCTCTAGGATTTTCCTCACCTGAAATAGGAGATCTTTTCTCACCAATATTCCACATCGCTTTCAGGCTCTCTGATATTTTCTTCTTGTGTTCTTCGGACTTTAATATACCGCTATGTTTCTCTGATATTTTCTCCTTGGATCTTTCGGAGTGTTTTCCCCCAAGGAACGCTGGATAACATTCTGGTTTTAGGTTTCTCATCAGTCTGGATGCAAGTTGATCATCCTGATGACCATTTATTCTCCAGAGAAGATAGTGAGCAATGGCGTGTGCTTTAAGTGTCAAATAGGTACAATTAGAATCGATATAGGTTCCTCCCTGATGTTTTGGTAATATTCTATGTCGTTCTAAACCCGAGCCAGGTTTCCATTGTTCTTTTAGATTTTTTCCTCTTTCACAAAGGTTTTTATAAAGGGTTTCAAATAACATTACTGATCGGGTTAGATAGCTTCAAGGTCTTTTGCTTCAACATAAAGGTCGTAGAGGATGTTCTTCAGTTTCTCCTTGTTCAGATCAGTTTCGATAGAATCCACATAAGTGTTGAGCAATGTGGGAGTATCGACCGTAGAGATTTTGTCATTATCAACATTCTCGCCAGAATACTCGTCAAAGTTTTCAACGATCTTAATGTCAAATGGGCCATAGGATTGAACCTTATCAATGAACTTATCAAACGCATAGAGATCTTTTTTCTTTACAACTACAACCTTTACAAATGTTCCTTCGATATCTTTCTTTGATATTTCGGGTAAAGATTGCGTATCATTATAACGAATTCTTTGAAAAAGGCAATGTTTATTTTTGACTGATTCAATCTCTCGTGTATTGGTGTCCAGTATATGAAAGTGTTTTGGATCACCCGCATCAGCCCAAGTCAATTCATATTGCGTTCCAAGATAGTGAATGTTGTCTTCTTCGCTCTTTGTGTGATAGTGGCCGGAAAGAACCATCTCATATCTTGAGAAGAGTTTTGGATCCATACCGTGAGATGCGACTACCGCACCCTTCATCATCTTAAATCCGTTCAGTTCAAGGTGAGAAGCAATGATAGGTGACTTCGAAGATTGAATGAACTCCATACACTCGTCGTAGTTCTCGTGAGAGATCCAAGGGAGCATACCAATCGAAAGATTATCAAACTCGATATCAACAGGATTCATATGAATTCGAATCCGTTCGTTTCCACTGAGTATCTCTTCTAACGAGTTGAGTTCATTTGTATTCTTGTAATAGACATCGTGATTGCCTGGAATGATGTCCATCGTCATATCATACTCATCTAGTCGAGATGTGAAAAAGTCATCCACTCGTTTCAGAGCCTTGATGTTGATGTATTTTCGATGATCGAAGAAATCACCCATGTGAAGAATTCTTTTGATATCATTCTCCTGACAATAAGGAAAGAATACATCCGTAAAGAACTTATCCATGTAATCCATGAATATGTCACTTCCATTACGCACACCAAAGTGCGTATCATTGATAATAGCTATTTTACCCATTATGAATAGAAAAGTTCAAGGCCAGACTTACGAGAAATCTTCTTCTTCGCATTCTTCTTCTTCTTTTCTTTCTTCGCCAATTGTTTGAGTTCTGTATCTCTTTGACGAAGTTTCTGGGCCTTTAACCTAACACGATCAATAATACTTCCCGCATTTGCAACATTACCAAAGTCTGCGAATTGACTTACATCCGCATGTTCCATATACTTCTCCTTTATGTCCTGATACTTCTTCTCCTTTTGAATTCTTCGGAGAAACGCATACCAGACAATCTGTGTGAAGTACGCAAACGCATTGGGTAATCCTGTTCGTGTTGCCTTCTCAACATCATAATTCATAATGGCCTTGATACAATTCTCAACTCCATCCATGACCATTTCTTCTCGATATGTGTAACCAATAAAGTTTGGTTTGCGTGATAGTCCTTCTGCGATCTTCAGAAAACAACTTCCGATGTATTCCGGAATCTTAGGATCATCATTATCATTTTCTCTTGCTTCAGTTACTAGATTTACATAGTCAACTACTGATTGAGAAAATTCTTTATTGTTCACATAATGTGGCTTATCTTTAGGTTTTACTTTCATAATATAGAGCTACTATAACATAATATGGGAAAATGTAAAGAAAAAAATAAAAAGGTTGACAAGTATTTACAATAAGTGTATAATACTCAAAGTATCAAAAAGGAAAGGAATGAAATCAGTTTTTGTCTGGATATTTCAATCTCCTTTGATATAGATCCATAAGAGAATCAATAGTAGGATCACTACTAGAATCCTTCTTATCAAGATCATAAGAATGTATTTCATCTAATATAGATTGAAACTCATCTTCATCAAAGGTTCCATGCAATTTATCTAAGAAATTATATTTAATGTAATCTCTTTTCAAAGATACAGGTGCTTCAGTCTTTGCTATGATTTTATTGCAATGTAATTCTATGGGCTGAGTTGGAATATCTTCTTCAAACTCAGATTGAAACATCCATTTCTCTAATGAAATACTACCCTTTCTATTCTGTTTGATTGAGACCGGAAGATCAAGAAAGAGAATATCAAAGTTGGGATCATAATCCATCTCTTCAGCCATGATGTAACTTCCATCCGATAATCGATAAGAATGGATATTTATGTCCTCTGCTCCGTCCATCAGAGCATCAAAGATTGCTTTCCATTCAACATTCATATTGGCACCTCGTATGTTTTGGTTTGAAACTTTTCCTTTGCGTAGATTTTTATTCGTTCAATAGCGTGATTCAATGTATAGTTCTTTTTCTTTTTCCAAGAAAGATCATCGGCTATATCAAAAACAGTAGTTGGTTTTCCATCAGTAGTTTTTCTTAGTCCTCTACCTATGGATTGTAGAACTCTTATTTGAGACTTTGTTGGAGATGCAAACACTATGTTATTCAGATTAACTATATTTATACCTGTAGAGAACGTCCCAACAGATGCGACTATAATTGCGTTCTTTTCTTTCTCAGTAATCTCTCTTATTCGTTCTCTTTCCTCTGCATTGACTGCACCCGATACAAAGAATACCTTTCTCTTACCCTTTACCTTATTCTGAAAGAGCTCATAGAGAGGTTTACCATGTTTCTGTACGAGATTGTAAAGCACCAAAGAATTACCACTTTGATCACATGTAAGATTGACAATGAACTTATTTCTCTTCTCGTAGGATACAATGTAATCGATTTCATCAGGATATTTGAAAGACTTTACGATCTTTCGTGATTCATCCGGATACTTCAGAACCAGACATTTAATGTTCAATTGAGCGAGAGTATCTGAATCGATAAGTTCCTTTGTGGTTGTAACCTTGTATTGTGGCCCAAAATTACCTTCTAACACAAGTTGATTGACCATCGCATTATCTAGTGTTCCGGTAGTTCCGATCCGATAATCTGCATTGACCAGACGATTCATAATCGTAGTCAAACTCTTTGCCTTGAATGTATGGGCTTCATCTCCAATCACCATACCATACTGAAAGAACCATTGAGGTGGTAGTTTGATTGCGCTTTGCCAAGTAGTAATCACAACCGACGCATCAAAGTTAAACTTCTCCTTTCCGGAATAGATTTGGTGTACTTCTTTCTCCGCTTCGAAGTATGGATCGTTTTGTGAATAGTTCTCAAAGTCTTTTGACATCTGTGCGACTAAAGAAGTAGTCGGAACAACGATCAAAGATATCAATCCCTTATCAGAATGATCAAGAAAGTAACGAACCAAAAGATATATGATAAGTGATTTACCTGATCCGGTTGGAGAGAGGAGAATGCATCTTTTATTGCTGACCGCATGTATAAAGGCATCCAATTGATAATCCCGAGGATCAATAGGCCTCCCGTTGATAGAAATATCAGTTTCTTTAACGTACTTCCGAAGAGCATCTGTTTGAGGCCATTCCTCGTGTTGCAGTTGAGTTGAGTCAAGGATGTATCCTCTTTCCTTAGCAAATTCTTTTGTTTGATTGAGTAGTCCATAGGGGAGTTGTTGTGTTCGGAGATCAAAGAGTCTTATCTTCCCATCCCAAAACTTATTGCGATAGGCTGGCATGAATTTATATCCATCCGCAAAGAAGGTATAATACTCATACAATTCACGAAGGATACCCGAATCTTCCGACTCAACAATTAACTTCGCTTCGTTCTCTTTGGAAACCTTTATCATTACATACCAGAAGTAAACTTCTGAAATTCAAGAACATTTTTAATGGACTGGTGTTTCCACTTAATGTTGTCAACGATCTCTCGAAGAGTTTCCTCTAACGTTTTGAAATAGACTATTCGTTCCTCACTCTTTTGTAGATCCTCATCGGATTCAAAGAAGTAGTGAAAGTCAGACTTCAGAACTTTGAGTCCATTGAACGGATCATATGGCCATCCATACTCCTCGATCTTTTCCTTCGAGAGTTTACCAGAGAAGTGTAACCATTTATCACGCAACAGAATTTTCTGAGACATCTCTCTTTTCTTCAATTGCAACTTAATTACGCTATGCAATTCAAGATATTTTGCGTGATTCTTACTGTTCTCTTTCGAGGCTTCGTCTAAACATACTGTATCTATTTGCGAGTCCTTCTTCCACATCGCAAGGATTTCATCAAGTGTCATCATATAAAACTATTTATTACTTTATAATATTAAATTCGCTGTATCTAAATGTAACGTCGGCTTGTAAGTATTCTACGTCTGTTGCCTGTGTGGTGAACTCAACACCACTTAAAGAAGTTGGAAACGCATCATGGAATTGAAATTCCTTATTTCCATTATTGTGATTTGAGAGAACACTCAAGATCATATCAGAGAAGTCTAATCCAACATCTCGATTCTTAATCATCCAATCAAAGATTTCGGTATAGTTCTTCATGTCTTCATCAATCGCAAAACGAAGAGAAAGAGAATCAAATCCAACAGTATCACCAGCCTGAAAGGATGTGTGTCCTCTAAACCCTTGAGCAGATTCACCCAAAGTCACCGATGGAATTGTGAATCCTGTAATGAAATACTCGACGTTTGCAAATCGATTACGGTTGATCGTAAGACGAAATCCGGTGGGTGAGAGAAAATTAAAATTTGTTGTAAGTCTCGCCATGGTTGTATTTATAAAAAAGAAGGGCCTCCAAACGGAGACCCTTCCAAAGATTATGAACTAATTAGAATTAGCTCTGTCCACCTACA